TCTGAGTAGATTTGAGTACGTAGGTATTTCCAGTTAATATTTAATTGAGCACCATAAAGTGAGGTACTACTACTTGAATATATACGATTGTATCTGTCAACTAAAGAGTTTGTTTGATATTCTCCAGTCATTTGGATGCTATTAACATCCATTACTTTTAATTCATTTCCTCCAGCGTTACGAATTATTACATCTGTTGAGAATAATCGTTGTAGCCTCGAAAATACACTAGTATCTGCCATTTTAAATTAATTATATGTTATAAATATTATAGTAACCAACTAATATCCTCTTGTCCGTGACCGTAGTTTATTTGGTATGGGTTATTATAATTACTTGGAGAATATGCTCCATTAAAATTAGGTTTATTAACTGAGATGTTACTTAGCATAGCTCGAGTTAGGTCCATTCCTTGTGATTTGAATTTAAGGGCTGTATCCCTAACATACATTGCTGTCCCAAAACTCATTACTAAGTCATCATTGTATCCTTGTTGTGCTTCTGCTTTACCATTTTTCCAAACGAATACTTTCATTTCTTCAACTAAACGTTTAGATTGTATGATAACACTCTTGTCCCCAATATACTCACGAAATTTATTAATGACAAGGGGTCTTGTTCTTAAATTCATTGAGAAACCAGGTACTAGTTTTGATGGGTCGTCTAATTTTTCTAAATATGATTCAGCATTTACCGTTTCAGTTTTAGGAGAATAATATAAATTTCTATAACCTCTTTCTTGAATTGCATCTAATGTAGCCCATCCTATATTATTATTTTCAACTACTAATAGTGCTTCATTATATTCAGTAGCAATAGCTACTAGTAAATATCCAAATTCTTTTGGTGATAGTTGTCCTTTATATTCACCTACTTGAGTATTTGTCTCAACATCTAGAATATGGAATGCAGAAAAGTCTTTACTATCTCCTCGAGCAACGTCAGCTATAACCATATAACTGCGACTATAGTCTGCTGGTTCCCATATCCATAAGTTATGGTCTATCCCTCTTCTTTCTAGCGGTTCTTTGACATATGTTTGTGTGATGAAGTCTAAATATTCAGGGTAAAACACAACATCTCCTGATGTATTGAAGTCGCAGTCACATTCTTGAGCTGCCATTCTTGGGTCACCTAATAATTCATCTTGTCGTTTTCTCCAAGCTTCATCTCGTTCAGGGTGAACATACCATGGTAATTTAATTGGTAAGAACTGGTTTTCATTTGCTTCAGCTTTAACCCACGTTTGATGAAACCAGTTACCCGTACCAAATGGAGTAGATAATACAATCGCTCCTCCTCCAGTTGCTAAGGTTTGTTGAGCGGATGCCCATATCTCAGCAATACCATCAATGAAAGCTGCCTCGTCTATAATAAGGAGTGAAACTGCTTCGGATCGACCTGCATCACCTGCTGCTGAAACTGCTTTGACTTGCGATCCGTTATTTAGTCGCAATGTTAATTTATTATTTTCTTCAGCGGGTATTTTTAACCATGACGGTAGATTTTCAAACATGAATTTAACTTTCGTTACCATGTTTTTAGCTGTTTCCTGTTTAGTAGCTATACATAAGACGTTTTTGTCTTTTTGAAACAACATCAACCATAATGAGTAACCTGCTACTAATGTTGATATACCTAACTGTCTAGATTTAAGTATTATATCATATGGGTTGTCTCTCCATAAATGTAATACTTTTTCTTGGAATGGGTATAAATTGAATATGATTCTACCACGAGTTGGATGCTGTATGTGGCAGTATTTTTTCATAAAGTGTGCTGGGTCAGTTGCACACTTAAGGTATTCCTCTCGGATTATTTGTTTTATATCTTGAGACATAACTACTTATTAATGTTACACAAAATCAACTGGGTTTTCAGGGGTGCCCAGTTTTGGATTTTTTGTTTTATTTCGAGCAACATTAATAGCAGCTTGTTTTTGTTGTGGTGTCAAAGCACCAGGGTTAGACACATCTATTGTATCTTCATTTAATAATTCAGTAATTACTTCTTCAATTTGTTTTTTAAGTTCTGAGCGTTTCATATTTGAGTTTTATATATAAATATTAAAAACCCAAATGAGATTTAACCTGTTCGATACGATGTTCAGTAGTGCCTGATATTATTCCAAAATTCTTAAAATTATCTAAATTATTTTTAGTAATATGTTTGATAGTTAAATCAATCAATTCACGATACTCAGCATTAGTTTCTCTAACTCCATTATCTTCAATTTCTACTCCAATAGGAGAAACATAGAATACATAATCATATTCTTTAATAAACATTGAAGCATATTTAATAAATTCTTCTTTATCTATTTTATCAATAGATTTAGCACAATGAGTAAAAGCCATCACATCAATAATTGTTCTATCAGTAATAACATTTTCTCTCATTAACTCAGAACAACGTTCAGCTAAGAATATTGTTTGGCCTTTTAATGTACTATCAGTGTTTAATGGAATACCTAAATCACGTAAGTATTTACTACGTTCAGTAGCAAAATAATAATCTTTAAATTCAGGTAATTCTTTTAAAGCATTTACTAGTGTTGATTTACCAACACTCATTGTTCCACAAAATCCTATTTTCATAATACTATCTTTTTTTCGTGACCTACTATAATTGTAGGATCAATATACGATCTAAATCCTTTTTGCCTAGCTTTTTCTTGAAAAGTAAAATCTTCCCATTGATCAGGATCTATAGGTTCAAACGGATCTACTATATAATCAAGCACTTCACGTTTAACTAGCATAAAACCCATTCCATTTGCTTTAACCTCAATTAAATTTGTTTGACCTTCAATATCATTAACAGTTAATGTATGACCATCTAATCCACAACATGCAAATATATCTGGTGTTTTCTTATATATTCCTGATATTATGGGTAAATTATGGTTTACTAGTTTTTCAAGCATTTGAAAATTGAATACTTGATCACTATCAATCCACATATAGTGAGTTGGTCTTAGCATTTTAGCTCGATCAAGTAATGCTTGTCTGTTATAGAATACATTTGGGACATAACCTGTAACATGAAACCAATCCCATTCTTTAGGAATTGATTTTAATGTATTTGTCCAACTATTTAAAAATTTTTCCGAAAATTCTCTACCCGGAAGAATAAAACCTATTTTCATATTCGTAATATAATAAAAAAGGCCTGCATTTGCAAGCCTAATTTAAAGTGTTTTCTATTTATTAAAAGAATGATTCTCTATTAGCCTCAATAGCATCAAAGTCCAATTCAGGGTATATATTTTCTGCTTTAAGAAGTTCTAATGCTTTATTAAAAGCTTCATCAAATTCGTTTTTATATGAAAGATCTAATCCTTCATCCTCTGCTACTGAGTCTATATATTCTCTCATGTATCCGCCTTCTTCAGTATCTAAAAATGGATTAAATGCTTCATTTACTGATTCCTGGAGTTGGCTTATTTCTCCATTGTGGTTAATAATATATACCTTATTGTATTTTGATATAAAGTTATCTAGTTTGTCTTTATCAGTAATAGTTTCCCAGTTATTTGGTTTGGTAAAAAAGTCTTTAATATAATTAATGTCAATTATACCATAATTATTATTAAACATTTGTACTACTTTTGGGTTTTTAGATAATACCCCAGTTGTAGATGTAACAGAACTTGATGGATCTTTAATAGCTACATTATAAACTATAAATCCTATATTTTTAGGTTTAATAAATTTAGGAGCTAATTTGGAATCATCAGAAACATATAATATTACTTTATCATTTAATAGATCAGTAGCTTGATTTTCAGTCAATTGGCGATAACGACCTTCAGTAATCAAACCAGCCAACTTTTGCATTTTTAAAAATTCTTTATTCATTGTATTAGTTTTGATAATAAATATTAGAATCTAGCTTTAGCTACACTTGATTTATACCAAGGCAACCCATCACCACTTTTCTTTGCTTTTTTCCAGTCATCTTTAGTATGTTCAAGACCATTGATAAAATATTCTTCTTTTCCGTCTGGGTGGATTACAGCTGGTCCTTCCCAGTTATGTAATTTACTGTCTTTCATGTAGCGTACTACTCCGTCTGTTGATGTGTACTTTTTAACTTGTAACGTTTGATCTATTCCCATAATTTTTATTTTGTGTAAATATACGAATAAAATCTTAAGAGGCCAAATATAAAGTTATATATTTTTTATATATTTTTGAAGTAAATCTTCTCTAATTTTAGGTGAAGACTGTTGGTTGTTTTTATTTAACCATAAATCAATCAAAGATTCTAAATCTAATATATAATCAATTTTATCTTTTCCTTGTTGTATAGTAGCAGCTACTCTATGGTGTCCATCTATAACTAATCCTCTATATCCTTTTAATAAAGATAAAAGTATTGGGGTTAATGATTGATTTTGATTAGCTAGTTTTTGTATTTTTTCTTGTTCTCGAGGTAAAGATAATATTTCTTCCCAATCATCATATTCTGATGGGTCTATGTTTTCTATATTAATAGTACCATGGGGTTCTAATGATATGTTTTTAGGAAT